CGCTGCTCTAGTAAGCTCTCATGATACTCTCGCCCGGGTGGTTCCCGCCCCCTAATGGGCATTGGTGGACGCTGTTCAACAGTGGGCTCCTCCCCGCCAGAGCCAGTTGTTGACCCCTCGCCTTGTCTCGCCAGAATAGGATTCTCTTTGGGCGGCATCTTCACACTTGAAATTTAGATCAATCACAAGCCTGTACACCTAAAGGCGCACTAAGAACCTTGAGATTGGCCACAGCCGTGATATGTTCCGGTGTAAGGTCACAACCTACTAACCTTATAGATTCCCCTGTCAAGATTATGGTGCACTGCTTGATTTCGCTTGGATAAAGGAAATAGAGTGTAACAGCGAACGTTAGAAGGCCTAAGCAGATGTTCAGTGCCGCGCCCCGCATGTGATGCAACCAGCGGGGTTTCTGCTCCGAAGTAAAATCACACAAACTAGTAATATAACAATTGGCCAGATCAGCCACTGTCCCACAGGTCCTCGTTCCACAGAGTTCAACTTCCTTGGGGAGCAATAATCAACCGATTTTGTTCCGTCCCTGTATTTTCCACCGTGTGGAAGGCTATGCTGCAGATCCCCGACGTGTGGAAGAGTAGCACGAGTCAAGAGCCCGACGAGTACCGCCGCAGAAAGCCCGAGAGCCGCCGCAAGATATGTTTGAGTGTAATTAGGGGGCGGAGTAAGTGGCATCTGGATTAAGGATCAGCAGTGATTTCCTATGTCGAGTTAAGCACTGAAATGCCCTTGCTGGATCAAGTAAAGGCTTGTTCTCGGATGTCGCGAAAGTGACGCTCTCGAACGTTTGCCCACGCACTTCGTCTATACAGTAACAAAGGAGCCCATGCGCACTGAGAAGCTCACCCACCTCTTTCTCAAAGAATATGATGGTATCACGTGGGTCCACTTCGAAAATACCCCTTATTTGAACTAGGTCCTCACCTTCCGCCGTGATATCGAAATGCAGTTCACGCAGAAGTTGAGCAGTACACTTGCCAAAGCGATGGCTCTCAGTCTTAATGAAGTGCGGTGCCAAAACCTTACCAGGACCTCCTTGGATTGGGTCTGCAAAAAGCGCAAATGCCTTGAGTGGTTCAGCGGCCTCGAGATACTCGTCCACCAAGATGAAACTGCAAGCTGCCTCAAAAGTAGACGCCCGGTGAATCCACTTGCCAGAGATGTGGGGTTGGTCTGCCTTGCCGTACGTGCACGCTTCAAAACGCCTGTCAGCCCTAATGATATCCCTAATAACACTGGATTTACCCGCACCAGGCACAGAATGAATCACCACAGGTACGCTAAGATCACTACGAATACGTTTAAACTTATATTTATCTAAATATTTAACTAGCACATCCATCTACAATCCTACAGCTAATACCTAAGCTATCAATCAATACTTGTTTCGTAGATCTGTCGCACATCCGATTTGAGCAAATGCTTGTTTTTGACAATGATTCGCACGCAGTTATAAAAAGCACTCACTTCCTCTTCACTCATCCGCTCACGCGCACGTTCCCCCATGAGGTATGCATAGGAGACCTCAATAGCATAGTTATCAATACAATTCACCAGATTGTTCGTCTCCTTTGCAATGCACATCCGCTCCAGTACCAACTGCGGTTTTTTAAAAATACCATCAGGACCGAGATTCCAACCGCAAAAGGTAGGGTTGTTGGTATGGCACACCTTAGCTTTCAACTTCAACTTGCTTAAAAAGCCCGCGTGTTCAATGGATTTATGCAACTTTTTGTTTGAGCACATATCATCGCCTGCAAAACAGATGCGTTCATCCCCCTTAAGCTTGTACTGCAAGAAAGTGAACAGCATGTTGGCCATTGTGTTAAACAGAAAAGTGCTTGCTTCACCTGAGAACCTCATGATCGAGAAATTACCCAACTTGGATCCCAAATGTGTTTTGATGTACCGATAATCCTCGATAAGATCGTTTGGTAGACCAAGGTAGCGCATGAGACACAATTCAAATGCCATGATGTATTGGTCTTGACTGGCGTCGAAAGCCTCGTAATCAGATTCCGTGCAGAGTGCGCCGAAAGAGCCTCGTCGCACCCAAGCATCCAGTTCGCCTAGTCCCTTACCTGAATGTATGTAGAACCTCTCAGGCAAAGCCTCATGCAACTTCTTCTCTATGTATCTCATGTAGGGTGCGAAGCGGCAGAGCACTGAGTGCTGGAAGCATACGATCGTCTGTGCTGCTTTGGCATCACGAAATCGATTGTCAAATTTTGTGCACAACTGGGATTTGGAAAAGACCATACCCACGTCAGCGAGCCAATCCTTGCAAGACCGGTTACTATGGTTCTCTATTGTGGCTGCACTCTTGCTGGTTTTCTTTTCCTCAAATTCGAACTTGGCTGTTTCCATCATGCGTGGATCATGTGCAGGCTTCAGTGGCACGCGGCTTAAAAACTCCTTCAGCAAGAAGGGCCCATAGGGCATGGCTTGCTGCAACTTAGCAGCTTCTTTCATTGGACAGGAAAATCTCAATCTTTTACGTACAGCCATAATGAAGGTAACAGTGTCAGATGCTCGATGGCGTGGATAAATGGTTTCGAAACGTTCAGCAGCATTAGTAAGTTGCCGCCCCAATTGCTTCGAATGTTCATCCGTGAACTGCTCTGATGTGAGGTAACCCATCCGCTTCTCCCGGAACTCCCTAGCCATAATCTTGTGAACCCATTGGGCTCGGACGCCTTCGAGTTCGCATTGAGGAAGGTGCGTCCTGAACCACTCATTTGAGGCTACGCTTTCAATCAATTCCACCTCCTGCACATCCTCAACCTGCATCAGGTCAATCATCGTTTTCAACCATGGATCGCACGCGAGTTTCAATTCCCGCTTTTCCTCATCGGCTCCATATAGAACTGGCTTAAAG